TGGGTGGTCCTGGTGCTAACCAACGTGCCCGTGAGGATCGTGCTGATGCTGCTAAACCCAAGGAAGATCCTAAGAAACTGCGTAAGGGTGAGTCCTACATGGACTATGCTAAACGTCAGAAGTCTTATAAGTCTAGTGGATCGACTCCTACCGAGCGTCTGAATAAACTGGGTGCTAACATTAAACCTAAGAAGAAATCTCTGTTGGGTAAGTTGGGTCTGAGGAAAGAAGGTAAGTCCTTCAAGAGCTTCCTCGAAGAAGGTAACCGCACTGGTCGCATGATGCAAAAGTCCAAGACCCAGGTTACTGGTCACATCTCTGCTGACCGTGGCGATGACGAGAAGAAGAACAAGGAAGGTCGTAAGAACTTAGAGAAGGATCTCAAAAAGCATGGCATCGGTCACAAGAAAGGTGTCGGTGAGTATAAGTATGGTAGTGGCGAGACTGGTCGTGAAGTTTCCTATCAGACCTCAAAACCTGATAAGATGTCTAAGCGTCGTTTCGGCAAAGTGATGCGTCGTCTCGGTCGCAAGCATGGACAAGAATCCGTGATTACCAAAGATAAGGACAAATCTGCTAAACTACACTACACTGAGAAGGGTAGTAAGGCTAAGTCTGACTCTATCGGTAAAACCAAGGCAGGCAAACATCCCGAAGGTTACGGTGAAACATCTGGAACCAAGGTGAGAAGTCAGAAACTGCCCAAGAAAACTAACAAGGGATCTTTCCATTATGGCTGAGCAACTCGCTAACGGTACATACAAGTGCCAACACTGTGGTCTGACTTCACCCAAGGGACACTGGCGTCCCAAGGCGTGGATTGACAAGCATGAAGCAAACTGCCCGAAGAAACCAAAATGATTAGTTTCAAGGAATACCTAAACGAAGCAAAGAACTGTCCCGAGGGCAAGAAGTATTGCAACAAGTGTCAGATGTGTGTTGAGAAGACATGCGAAGAGAAGGCGGCACTGAAAGAAGATGCTGTTGCCAATAAGAAGCAGCAACTTCAACGTCGTCAACTTCAACTGAACCGCCAGAAACTGCAACTGCAAATGAAAGCAGTACAGAAGAAGGATCAGACTCAGGACATGCACATGAAAGAAGGTGCCTGGCAACGTAAGGAAGGTAAGAACAAGACTGGTGGTCTGAATGAAAAGGGACGTAAGTCCTATGAGCGTGAGAATCCTGGTAGCGATCTCAAAGCACCACAACCAGAAGGAGGTCCCCGCAAGAGATCCTTCTGTGCTCGTATGGGTGGTGTGAAGGGTCCGATGAAGAAACCCAATGGTGAACCTACTCGGAAGGCACTTGCACTAAGAAAGTGGAAGTGTTAATAGTTTCTACTAATGTCTTAAATAAGTCTTATGAATGTCTCATTTTGGTAAATAGTGGTATACTTACCGTATCCGCATGATACCAATGCTTGCATTCTATCTCATGGTCCTCATCGTTATTGGCATGGTACTCTATGCTGGTTACGAGGGGACCATGAGAGTATTCGTGTATCTTGACTTATCCTTGCGTTACGCCTGGGTTAGGTTTAGGATGTACTTGATGGCGAGAAAGTTAAAGTCTCAACTCCTTAGTGAGACAGCGGAGTACAAAAACCTAATCAAGGAGATCAAAGATGGAAAGTGACCCAGGAAGAGAGTTATCAGACTTATCTCTAACTAGGAAGGAATGTAAGAAGTGTGGAGCAGTCTGGATCAACGGACAACACATCTGGTCTGGCACTGGCAGCAAAGGAAACGAATTAGATCTTGCTGGTCTCGTTTGTAATAAGTTAGGAGACGCTGACTGTATCAACCCATGTAAAGGGCAAGAGGGGGGTGTGACATGGGCTGATCGCCTAGATATGTTAGACAAAGATTTTCCCCAAGATGGAGAACTTAAACTGCCTGGTACTTAATTGGACCGTCACCATACTCGACTTCCTGTATAGGGGTCGCGACTATCAACGCTTTTGGGTGCTCGAAGAAATTGCTCGGGCACCCTATTTTGCATTTTTGAGTGTACTACATTTCCGTGAGTCAATGGGACTCAGAGGACCTGATCATCTTTATCTGATGAAAGAACACTTCGAGCAATCAGTCAATGAGACAGAGCATTTGGAGTATATGGAAAGCAGGGGTGGTAATCGTTATTGGATCGATCGCCTTGTCGCCAAACACCTCGTACTCATCTATTATTGGGTTAACGTGGTTTACTATTGGGTGGCTCCTCGTGCTGCATACCATTTGTCATATGAAGTAGAGATCCATGCTGCTACTACATATGCCAAGTATCTCGCAGACGCTGGGCACGATGATAAGATCTTAGAGATCTTGAACGACGAACTAAACCATTCACGAGAACTTAAACTCGCCATGGAGAAACTATGACTTTTGGAGATGTCTTACTTTGGGCAGCAATACCCTTTGTACTATCCACGATCTATTTCGGGATACGAAAGGGTAAAAATGACTACTACGACTCGGAAGACTATAATGGAAATGGAACCGCTCACTGACACCATTGTGATCTTTGGTGCCACTGGGGATCTTTGCAAACGTAAGTTGATTCCCGCACTGTACAAACTGTGGCATAAGAAAGAACTGCCAAGCAATTTCAAAATCATTGGTGCTTCACGTACAGAACACACGAAGCAATCTTGGATAGAACACTTAGATCAGTGTAGATATTCCGAAGAATTCAAGGAACGTTTAGACTACATTCCTTGTAACCTGAGTGATGTAGATAGTCTTCGTTCTCTTCCATTAGAAGGGAACACAACATATTTTTTATCGGTTCCCCCCGAGAGGTATGAAGATGCAATCACCAATCTCAAAGCATCAGGACTCATCGAAGACCCAGAAAAGTCGCGTGTGGTTATTGAGAAACCCTTTGGGTACGATCTTAAATCTGCTGATCATTTATCATCTGTGGTTTCTCGATGTCTACGCGAGAAACAAGTATATCGCATTGACCATTATCTTGGTAAAGATACTGTTAATAATATCCTTGCCACCCGTTTTAGCAATGTACTATTGGAACCCCTCTGGAACAGGGAGTACATAGAAGAGGTACAGATCTATGCTACCGAGACTATCGGTTGTGAAGGACGTGCTCAATACTATGACGGTGCTGGTGCTATCCGAGACATGTTGCAGAACCATGTGCTCCAAGTATTGGCACTAATCGCTATGGAACCACCTTGCAAGAATACTGCAAAGGAGGTCCGCAGAGAGAAGGTCAAGGTCTTGTCTGCTACAAGACTGGGAGAAAAATACGTGGCAGGTCAGTATCATGGATATACTGAGGAAGAGGGTGTACCTGAGGGTTCTAAGACCCCTACGTTCGCCGCTGGGGACATCTACATCGACAACTGGCGGTGGCAAGGTGTTCCGTTCTATTTCCTCACAGGAAAGAAGATGCCCTACCAATGTGTAGAGGTCGTCATCAAACTGAAAGCACCTACACTGTCACTCTTCAATCATCTAACCAATGATCGTATTGTTATGAGACTGCAACCAAATCCTCATCTAGATATTCGTATCGAGATGAAGAAACCTGGTTACAAGGATGAAGTGGAAGCAGCAACTCTAACACATAGTTATGGTAATAATGCTGTCGATGGTTACGAGAAACTTCTATATGATGCCATCCATGGAGACCAGTCACACTTTGTTCACTCTGAGGAAGTGTTGGAATCCTGGCGAATTGTTGACGATCTTCTCTGTACTGGCGATACTTGTCCTGTGCGTACTGTACCCTACATCTATCATGGTGGTCTTTGGGGTCCTTCACACAAGACTGAGTACATTACACATTGGGACTATCCGTCATGAGTCACGTACAACTGTTCGTTAGGGCAGTTATGAATACCCCATGGTGCTTAGGTGTCATGGGATTTATGTTAGTCTTCGTCCCCATCCTAGGGATGTGGGCAGTCCACCATTATGGGTGGGAACACTGGGAACCTTTTACTAAGAAACACAAATGAAAGTAGGAATGATCGGATTGGGTAGGATGGGTGAGGGTATGTCCCGCCGTCTTATCGCAGCAGGACACGAAGTTCATGGATTTAGAAACAATGTTCAAAAAGCTGAGGCACAATATGAAGCGGGTTATATCAGTGGATATACCACTTCTGTGGAAAGCCTTGTTCAAGTAGTACACGCAGGATCACCCATGACTGGCGAAGTGCCAGGTGTTTTCATGATGGTTGTACCAGCAGAAACAGTAGAGGATACACTAAATGAGCTACTACAATTTTGTGTGGAGGGAGATATTATTATTGATCATGGCAATAGCAATTTTAAGGACTCTCGCAGGAGGGCAGAAAGGTTGTCTAAACTTGGCATCTCGTATCTTGACTGTGGCACTAGTGGCGGTGTTTATGGTTTGGAGCGTGGATACTGTCTTATGGTTGGTGGTGCAGATCATGCAGTATCCGTCTGCCGTCCTCTCTTCGATGCACTCGCACCAGGCATCAATGCTGCCCCTAGAACCAATAACAGAAACTACACTCTCTACCCTGAGGAGTTTGGATGGATTTACGCTGGCAAACCAGGTGCTGGACATTTCGTAAAGATGGTCCACAATGGTATCGAGTATGGTATCATGCAGGCATATGCAGAAGGATTCAACATCCTACACGAAGCAAATGCAGGATCTAAGTATGTCAAGGAAGGAGACGCAGAGGTCGCCCCAATGGACAACCCTGCCGATTATCAATATGACATTGACGTTGCTAAGGTTGCTGAGTGTTGGCGTCGTGGTAGCGTGGTTGGTAGTTGGTTGCTCGATCTTACCGCTGATGTACTTAGCAGTGATCGAGAGCTTAGCAAGTTCGATGGGGGAGTATCAGACAGTGGTGAGGGTCGTTGGACGGTTCACGCTGCTGTGGATCTTGGCGTACCCGCTCCTGTCATCAGCAGTGCGTTGTATTCGCGTTTTGAGTCGCGCCGTCTTGGTGCTTTCGCTGCCAAGGTTCTGAATGGAATGAGAGCAATGTTTGGAGGACACGACGTAAGATGAAGTATCAACTAACTCTGTTGTTATGTTTTGCACCATTGGTTGTTATCTACATAGTAATGAAGTTAGCTGTTCTACTTAGTGCAGTCAATACTGAGCAGGATTATGTCCGAAAAGAACCTCTACGAAAACGAGGACCCTATTTGGAGAACCCATATGCAGATGTTGATGAAGAAGAAGAGGAGTTTGGAGATCGCACAGACTATCGATAAATCCCTCTACGAATGGTACTCTGAACGTGGAAAAGATGTCCCGAAATGGAAACGAAAGGATCCAGACTGGTGGACTCAATACCTACATAGTTTAGGTATTGATCCTCGTAATCCTTGAACCTAATACTACGCCCGTTAGAAGATGTTAATGATGTCACCTGGTCTATCATCTGGTGTCTCTTAATTCTTCTAGCGGGCGTTGCTTATTACATATATACAGTAATGAAACTAGCATATCAGGAGTTAGAAGAAGATGGGAGCAATGGTGCCACCGAACAGGAAGAGTTGTTACAACTTCCGAGTAGTAGAGATCAACAGAGTTCTTGACGGGGACACGATTGATGTAACTATCGACCTCGGATTCGATTTATATAAAAAAGAAAGGGTTAGAGTTGCTGGTGTGGACACGCCAGAAAAAAGAACCAAAGACCTAGAAGAAAAGGAGTTAGGCATTGACGCAACAAACTGGCTCAAAGAGAAACTGGAAGGGGCGGTGGCTGGTGATGATGATCTTGTTATCCGTACTGAACTTGTTGGCGGTGTTGGCAAATATGGGCGTCTTCTTGGGTGGTTATACATTGGGGACGGAGATGTGTCGCTCAACGAAGCAATGATTGAAGAAGGTTACGCTTGGGCATATGATGGCGGCACCAAGCAAAAAGATTTTGAAGAACTGAAAGAGATTCGTCGTGCCCATGGCACCCTGGTCGAATGACCACACTCTTTGTGTTCTCCTTTGTTATGTTACTAGTCGCTGGTATGGAAGCGACTTGGCCTGTTAGATACAGAGGTTAAAATGAAATTTCTATTCGCTTTTCTTGCTACACTTTTCCTTGCTGCACCTGCATGGGCAGTAGATGTTCAGATGGGTTCTAATGGGAACCTAGTATTCGATCCCGCTGAGGTTACTATTTCTGCTGGGGAATCAGTTCATTTCGTTAACAACATGCTCCCACCTCATAACGTGGTGGTTGAAGACCATCCTGAGATCTCTCACGAGGCATTAGCAATGCTACCTGGTGAAGAGTTTGATGTTACTTTTGCTGAGGCAGGAGATTATACATACTGGTGTGGTCCCCATAAGGGTGCTGGCATGATTGGTACGGTACACGTAGAATAATGAGTTCAGATCAGATCTATCTTGGTAATCCTAATCTTAAAAAGGCGAACGTCGGAATGTCGTTCACCCCAGATCAGGTTGAAGAATTCGTCAAGTGTTCAAAGGACCCAGTATACTTTATCAAAAAGTATATCAGGATCATCTCACTTGACAAAGGTCTGATCCCTTTTGACATGTATGACTTCCAAGTTGATATGACTAGGAAGTTTCACGCTGAAAGATTCAACATCGCAAAACTACCACGACAGTCAGGTAAGTCTACCATCGTTACCTCGTACCTGTTGTGGTATGTTATTTTTAACGACAACGTTAACGTAGCAATTCTCGCTAACAAGGCAGCGACTGCTCGTGAGATGCTACAAAGACTTCAACTTAGTTATGAAAATCTCCCCAAGTGGATGCAACAAGGCATCAACCAGTGGAACCGAGGATCTCTGGAATTGGAGAACGGCAGCAAAATCATGGCTGCTTCTACTTCTGCTAGTGCCGTCAGGGGTATGTCTTTTAATGTCATATTTCTGGATGAGTTCGCGTTTATTCCGAACCACATTGCTGATCAGTTCTTTTCATCTGTCTATCCTACTATATCTTCTGGTAAAAGCACAAAGGTAATCATCATCTCCACGCCTCACGGCATGAACATGTTCTACAAGTTGTGGCATGACGCAGAGCGTGGGAAGAATGAGTATGTAACAACAGAGGTTCATTGGTCCGAAGTTCCTGGTCGTGATGAGGTCTGGAAAGAACAGACCATTAAGAACACGTCAGAAGAGCAGTTCAGGGTAGAGTTTGAATGTGAGTTCTTAGGATCAGTTGATACCCTCATCTCTGCTTCTAAACTTAGGACGATGGTCTATGAGGACCCACTTACTAGGAACAAGGGTCTAGATGTATTTGAAGAACCTAAGAAGGATGCTCAGTATGTGATAACTGTGGACGTGGCAAGAGGAGTAACAAAAGATTATTCCGCATTCACAGTCATCGATACTTCGACTATCCCATATAGGATGGTCGCCAAGTACAGAAACAACACAATCAAACCTCTGTTGTTCCCGAATATCATACACCAAGTTGCCACAGCATACAACCATGCATATGTGCTCTGTGAAGTCAATGACATCGGTGGACAGGTAGCAGACATCTTACAGTTTGATCTCGAATACGACAACCTCCTGATGTGTGCTATGCGTGGCAGAGCGGGTCAGGTAGTTGGTCAAGGTTTCTCTGGTAACAAGACACAGATGGGTGTCAAGATGTCCACCACAGTCAAGAAGACTGGGTGTGCAAACATGAAACAGTTGATTGAGGATGATAAACTAATCATCAACGACTATGACGTGATTGCAGAACTAACTACGTTCATCCAGAAGGGTCAGGCATGGGAAGCAGAAGACGGATGTAATGATGACCTTGCTATGTGTTTGGTCATGTTCTCATGGTTAGCAACATCTGATTACTTCCGAGAACTAAACGATGCGGATGTACGTCATAGGATGTACATGGAACAGAAGGAACAGATTGAAGCAGACATGGCACCATTTGGTTTCATCTCTGATGGTCTAGATGAAGAGTCCTTTGTCGATCCAGAAGGGCAGGTATGGAGTAATGCTTCTACCGTAGGAGATTATGGAGACATGTCCTATATGTGGGATTACAGGTAGTGGATTTTGAAGAAGAGTTTGAACTAGAACACATCTTACTTGCACAACGTAAATGCCGTTCGTGCGGTAAGACAAAAGATTTAATTGATGGGTTCTATCGTACAAGAAAAGACAGAGGTTCTAACCCTGGTGCATTCTCTTATGAGTGTAGGAGTTGTACTATCCTAAGAGTAACAGCAAATAGGATGGCAGACCGAGTTTACAATAGGTGGGAATATCCTGATTGGTGATGTTCACGGCTAGTTTCCCCAATGAAAAGGTGCATTTTTCTAAATAATAGTAGCATCCACTGAATTTCATCAGGAGAAAAAACCGCAATGGCCAACACACAAGTATCACCAGGTGTATTGGTCCAGGAGAGAGATCTAACTAACACTATTAATGCGACGATCGATAACGTCGGCGCTATTGTTGGAACTTTCGCCCAAGGACCTGTTGAAGAGATTGTAGATATCTCTTCCGAACGCCAACTCATCGAGATCTTCGGTGAGCCCAATGACCAGAACTACGAATACTGGTTCTCTGTCGCACAGTTTATGCTGTACGGTGGAACCGTTAAAGTTGTCCGTGCTGACAACTCCGCTTTGAAGAACGCAATCGACACTGCGACCTTCACCCAAACAAACTTTACTGCTATCGACACGACTCTTACCGTTGCCGATTCCACTGGATTTGATGTTGGTGACCTCCTCCTGATTGATGCTGAAATCCTGGTTATCACTGCAATCTCTGGTAAGGACATTTCGGTTACTCGCGGACAGTACAGCACATCTGCTGCTTCTCACGCTGCTGGCGCTAACATCACTCTGATCGAGCCTGCTGGTACTGCTACTACCCTGAACCAGGGTGCTACCCTGAACAGCACTGACACCGCTATCACGGTTACCTCAGTTCCTACTCTGGGTGCTACCACTAACTCCTACATCGAGATCGATGACGAGATCTTGCAGGTTACTGCTGTTAACGGCAATGACCTGACTGTTGCTCGTGCTCAACTCGGTACTTCTGCTGCTTCTCACACTGACGGTGTTGCCGTTGACCTGAGAACTGTCACCGCTGCTAAGACTACCATCGACGAGGAAACCAGCACTGGTATTACTCCTCCTAAGATCAAGAACATCGATGAGTACGAAGCAAACGTAGAAGACGCTGCCAACAACTGGAAGTGGGCTGCTCGTACTCCTGGTACGTACGGCAACAGCATCCGCGTGGTAATGACCGACGCTGGTCCTGACCAAATTCTGAACCTCGCTGAGCCTGCTGACGCTGCTGCTGAGTGGCAGATGACCCCTGGCGCTGCTGTTAACTTCTCTAACGCTAACATCTACTCCAAGGTGTATTCCTACTCCTTGTTCGTAACTCTCGCCGCTGGTGCTAGCTTGGTTGGTGAGTTCAACGCTGACAACTTCTTCACTGCCAATGCAGGTAACGTAACTGGTCGCGTTGTTGCATACGACGCTGCTAAGAGACAAGTTGAACTGACTGTTGACTCAACCTCTTCCGATCACCTGTCTGTTGGCGACACCATTACCGAACTCGGTAACTCTGGTGGTTCTCCTGGTGCTGCTACTGGCGACACCGCCGTAGTTGCTGCTGTACAACGTCGTCTCGCCGTTGTCCTGAACGAAGGTTCTAAGCAGTTCGCCGCCAACCTGACCATCAAGGATTCCTCTACTGTTGCCTCTGGTATCAACGAAGGTGACGACGTAGTTGTCACTGCTGTTGAGTCTGAGTACATCAGCAGAACATATGGTCCTAACCAGAAGTGGTCTGCTATTGGTGAGCGTCCTGGTACTTCCGTTTACGCTGCTGAGCGTGGTGGTTTCCGCGACCTGATGCACATCCTCGTCCTCGACGGCGACGGTGGTATCACTGGTACACCTGGTGCTGTTCTTGAAAAGTTCCTGAACGTATCCAAGGCACGCGACGCCAAGACTCCTCAGGGTTCCAACCTGTACTATAAGGATGTGGTCAAGGCAAACTCCGCCTTCCTGTTCTGGGGTGCTCACGAAAACATCAAACTCTTTGATGTTGACACTAACCTGACTGGTGATATTGGTGGTGGCGTTCTGAACCGTAAGTTTGACCTGTTCAAGAGCACCGAAGCGATCAAGTCTATCGACGATCCTACTGGTAGCAACCTTCTGTCTGTTCCCCTGGTTAACACCAAGGGCACCGCTACCTTGAAGTATCAACTTCGCGGTGGTCTTGACGGTTACTCTGCTGAGCGTGACAAGCTGTTCGATTCCTACGACCTGTTCTCCGATCCTGAGACTGAGGAAATCGATTATGTGATCATGGGTCCTGCCATGAGCAACGATGATGATTCTGTCGCCAAGGCACAGAAGATGATCGACCTTGCCGAAACCCGCCAGGACTGCATGGCATTCGTTTCTGCTCCTCGCGACGCCATCATTGGTGTTCCTAGCAGCGGCGAAATCGTCAACAAGACTGTCGAATACTTCGACAAACTGTCTAGTTCTTCTTATGTTGTTTTCGATAACAACTATAAGTACATCTATGACAAGTATAACGACAAGTATCGTTATCTTCCCATGAACCCTGACGTTGCTGGTCTCATTCTTGACACCGCAATCGAAGCAGAACCTTGGTTCTCGCCTGCTGGATTCAGCAGAGGTCAGGTTCGTAACGCTGTGAAACTGGCATACTCTCCTCTGAAAGAAGAGAGAGATCGTCTCTACACCTCCCGCGTCAATCCTATCGTCGCATTCCCTGGCGAAGGTATTGTACTCTACGGTGACAAGACTGGTCTTTCTCAACCCAGTGCATTCGACAGAATCAACGTCCGTCGTCTGTTCCTGGTTATCGAGAGAGCAATCAGTGATGCTGCCAAGAGCATGTTGTTTGAAATCAACGATGAGTTCACTCGTCAGTCCTTCAAGGACATCGTTGACCCATACCTGAGAGGCGTTCAGTCTCGTCGTGGTATTGAAGATTATCTGGTGGTTTGTGATAGCAGCAACAACCCTGATGACGCCGTTGATCGCGGCGAGTTCTTCGCGGAAATCTTCGTGAAGCCTACCCGCTCCATCAACTTCATCACCCTGCGCTTCACTGCAACCCGTACTGGCGCTTCGTTCGCTGAGATCGTCGGTTGATTTATCGGGGACCTTCGGGTCCCCCTTCTCCCCACCCTTTCAATCTTAATTCCCCAGGAGTAAAATAACAATGTCTTCCCCAATGAGAAGAGGTGGCAACCGCCGCCGTAATCCAGCGAGAGCCGAGGGTACAGAAACCTCGCTTTCGATCATGAATTTTAGGAATCAGATTCAGGATCTGGCAAGACCTAATCTGTTCCAAGTTGCTATCGAGTTCCCCGACATCGATGATGGCGACTCTGGTCGTCCCGATGGCGGCAGAGATCGCGGTAGAGGTAGTCGTGGTCGTCGCGGTAGAAACCGTAACCAAGAAACCAACCTGTCCACCTTCCTGGTTAAAGCAGCAAACCTGCCTGCTTCTACCATCGGTGTGATCGAAGTTCCGTTCCGTGGTCGTCAGCTTAAAATCGCTGGTGACAGAACGTTTGAACCTTGGACTGTTACAGTGATGAACGACGAAGCAATGCAGCTTCGCACCAAGTTTGAAGCATGGGCTCGTGCCATTCAGGAACTGAGCATGAACTATCAGCGTGCTGATACGATTGCTGACTACCAGGCAACTGCTCGTGTGTTCCACTACGACAGACAGAACGGTGCTAACGGTGCCTATCAGTTTGAAGGTATCTGGCCTTCTAACATCTCTGCCATTGACCTGGCATGGGATAGCAATGACACCGCCGAAGAGTACACTGTTGAGTTCCAAGTTCAATACTGGGAGCCCACCACTGATAACAACCAGCCTCACGGTCGTGAGCGTAATCGTCGCAACCGCAACCGTCGCGGCAGAGGTCAAAGAGGGGGTTGATATTTAACCCTGCTAAATAGTAGAGAAGAAATTGCGCTCACGTTGATGTCTCAACTATTTGGTTATTCGTTAGAAAGGAAGAAGGATCAGGCAACTGGTCCTTCTTTCGTTCGTAAGGAGTCTGATGATGCTGCCCAGCCCATCGTTGCTGGTGGATACTTTGGACAGTACGTTGAGATGGGTGATGCCGCTAACAAGGCATCGGAAGCAGACCTGATCGGTAGATATCGTGAGATGTCTCTCCACCCTGAGTGTGATGCTGCAATTAATGATGTTGTCAATGAAGCGATTGCTGGGGATCTGAATGATCACCCCGTTGACATTGACCTTCAACACCTGAAAGTATCCCAGACACTTCGCAATAGAATCCGCGAAGAGTTTGAGAACGTTCTGGTTCTTCTAGATTTTGATAGAAAAGCATACGATATCTTCCGTCGTTGGTACATCGATGGACGCTTGTTCTATCATAAGATGATCGACACTAAGAATCCTAATGCTGGCATTACGGAACTTAGATACATCGATCCTCGTAAGATCAAAAAGGTTGTCGAGTTTGACAAACCCAAAGATCGCCTCCAACCTATCGATCCTCAGACTGCTTCTATTGTACCCAAGTCTGTTGAGTATTACATCTACTCACCTAAGGGTCTGAAAGGTTACGAGAACAATGGCATCAAAATTGCGCCAGATGCTATCACATACTGCCACTCTGGTCAGTTGGATATGCAACGCAACTATGTGTTGTCACACCTTCACAAGGCAATTAAGGCACTCAATCAACTTCGCATGATTGAGGACTCTCTGGTCATTTATCGTCTGAGCAGAGCACCCGAACGTCGCATCTTCTACATCGATGTAGGTAACCTGCCTAAGCAAAAGGCAGAACAATACCTGCGTGAAGTGATGTCTCGCTATCGTAATAAGTTAGTATACAATGCTGACACTGGCGAGATTAGAGACGATAAGAAATTTATGTCTATGTTGGAAGACTTCTGGCTTCCGAGACGCGAGGGCGGGCGCGGCACAGAAATTTCTACCCTACCTGGCGGGCAAAACCTTGGAGAACTGGAAGACGTTAAGTATTTCCAGAAGAAACTGTATAGATCTCTGAATGTCCCAGAGTCTAGATTGGAATCCGAAAGCAGTTTCAATGTCGGTCGTAGTGCCGAGATTACCAGAGACGAAGTTAAGTTCCAGAAGTTCGTCACCAGACTTCGTAAGAAGTTCAGTGATCTCTTTAACGATCTTCTGAGAACTCAACTGGTTCTCAAAGGCGTCGTCACTCTCGAAGAGTGGGACGACATGAAGGAGCACATTCAGTATTCCTTCATTGCTGACAACTACTTCTCCGAAATGAAGGAGAAGGAAGTCATGAACGAGAGACTCGCTCTCTTGCAACAGATGGATCCTTACGCTGGCAAGTATTTCTCTCTGGAATATCTTCGTCGTAACATTCTGCGTCAGTCTGATGCGGAGTTCCAAGAGATCGATAAGCAGATGGCAGAAGAGATTGAAGCTGGTCTGGTTGTCTCTCCTGCTGAGATGCAACAGATGGAGAAAGCACAGATGGAATTGTCTCTGATGCCACCCGAACCTCCGCAAGAAGAGGAACAGGGTATCGATCCAAAAGACTTTGAAAAAGGAAACATCTAAATAGTATTACCAGAACATAACATTATGCCTTCCGACACATCCCTTGAAATTGTAAATGCACTGTTTGCTGGACAGAAAGATCTTTCTGACTACGTTGACCAGCAAATGAAAACCCTTGCCATGGATAAGATTGGTGACATGAAAAAGGATGTCGGTGCAAAGATGTTTGCAGTTCCCGAAGACGGACCTGAGAACACTGAGCAACCCGAAGACGCCATTCCCCCCGACCAACCCACAGAGGAACCAACTGATGAAACTGATAACGGAGAAGATTGAAGACGCGAGAATCGTAATTACCGAGGGTAAGAACGGTAAGCGTAACACCTTTATCGAAGGTGTTTTTCTTCAAGCAGAAATCTGTAACCGTAACGGTCGCATGTATCCCATGAGAACCATGGAGCGTGAGGTCCAGAAGTATAACGAAAATTTCGTTAAGACTGGCCGTGCTCTGGGTGAACTGGGTCACCCCGATGGTCCTACCATCAACCTCGACCGTGCGTCTCACCTTATTACATCTCTCCAAAGAGAGGGTAACAACTTCATCGGTAAAGCAAGACTGCTGGAAACCCCGATGGGTAAGATCGCCAAGCAACTGCTTGACGAGGGTGTGAAGTTGGGTGTGTCTTCACGCGGTCTCGGTTCCATCAAGGAAGAGAACGGTGTCAAGATTGTTGGTGAGGATTTTATGCTCGCCACTGCTGCTGATATCGTAGCAGATCCTTCTGCCCCTGACGCATTTGTCAATGGCATTATGGAAGGAAAAGAATGGGTATGGGCAAATGGTAACATTGCCGAATCTAAGATCGATGAGATCAAAAGACGAATCGATAATGCCGCGCAATCCCAGTTAGAAGAGAGAAAAATTTCCGCGTTTTCAGAGTTTCTGAAAAATCTGTAATCATAAATAATTAGTAGCAATCACAGCAACCACAGCAAGAGGAACACAATGTCTGACAAGATTGAAGAAACAACCATTGAAGAATCCAGCGTGACTGCTGGTGCTAAGCCTGCCGACCCGCAGGGTAAACTGTCGGACGACGGTTCATCTCTGGGTGGCGTTCAGGACCTCGGTGGTCCTACTCCTCAAAACAGCAAGCCCGACGACGAGTCGAACAAGTATAAGATCGTCGCCAAGAGTGCTTCTGCTCCTACCACTAAGCCTTCCGATGCTTCTGGTAACAAGCAGGATACCCTCTCCAAGAAACCTACCTTCGATCACGTTGAGAACGAAGGCGAGGAAGTGATTGCTGAGGAAGAAGAAGTCGAAACTATTGCTATCGACCTCTCTGCTGACGTTGCTGCGCTGACCGAAGGTGAAGACCTGAGCGAAGCATTCAAGGAAAAGGCTGCTACCATCTTTGAAGCGGCAGTTGTTTCCCGCCTCAACGAAGAACTGGATCGTATCCATGGTGATTACGCTAAGGTTCTTGAAGAAGAAATTGAGTCTGTCAAGGCTGAACTTGCTGAGCAAGTAGACGAGTATCTTTCGTTTGCTGTTAGCAAGTGGGCAAAGGACAATGAACTCGCCATTGAGCACGGTATCAAGACCGAGATGGCAGAGAGCGTCCTTGCTGGACTCAAACAGGTTTTCGTCGAGAACTTCATTGATCTTCCCGACGAGAAAGTTGACTTGGTTGACGAGATGACCGAGCAACTCGATATTATGCAAGCAAAACTCAACGAACAAATCGAAGAGAACGTTGGCCTCACCAAAGAGGTTGGCGGTTATATCAAGAATGGGATTGTGAGCGAACTGAGCGAGGGTCTGTCCCTTTCGCAACGCGAAAAGCTGGCATCTCTTGCTGAGGGAGTTGAGTTTGATGATGAAGAATCCTTCCGTGGGAAGGTTGCGACCCTTCGTGAGTCGTATTTCTCCACCAAACCCGAAGTGACCACCGTCACCGAGGACGTACAGGTTGAGAATCAGGAAGTTGGCGACACTATGTCTGCCTACGTCCAAGCACTTTCCCGCTGGGCTAAGTGATTAACTAGTTCCACTATCCAATAAGGTAAAAAAGCAAATGTTCAACTCTGAATCTTTGCAGGAAAAGTGGGCACCCATTCTGGAACACTCCGAACTGAACAACATTTCGGACAAATATAGAAAGGCTGTCACCTCCATCCTGCTCGAAAACCAAGAAAAGTTCCTCCGCGAGGAAGCAGGCGTGCTGAGTGAAGCCGCCCCTACCATGAGTGCTGGCACAGCTGGTTTCTCTGGTAGCAGCACTGCCACTGGTCCTGTCGCAGGTTTCGACCCCGTACTGATCTCCCTGATCCGTCGCTCGATGCCTAAGCTGATCGCCTATGATATCGCAGGCGTTCAACCGATGACTGGTCCTACTGGTCTCATCTTTGCCATGCGTTCACGCTATGGCACAAACCGTACCGCTGGCACTGAGTCCTTCTTCAACGAAGCTGACACAGAGTTCTCCGCAGAGAACGCAGCATCGAACCTCGGTCGTACCGCCCAGAGCGGCACCAACCCTGGTCTGCTGAATGACAGCGGCACCTACACCGTCTCTGACGGTATGCCGACTGCTGAGGCTGAGGCACTGGGCGATGCAGCAGGCAATGCCTTTGCTGAAATGAACTTCTCCATCGAGAAGGTCACCGTTACCGCCAAGTCCCGTGCTCTGAAAGCAGAATACTCGCTTGAACTCGCCCAAGACCTGAAAGCTGTTCATGGTCTCGACGCTGAGTCTGAGCTCGCCAACATCCTCTCTACTGAGGTTCTCGCTGAGATCAACCGCGAAGTTGTACGTACCGTATACCGCATTGCTCGCCCTGGCGCTCAGAACAACACAGCTACTGCTGGCGTATTCGACCTCGACGTTGATTCCAACGGTCGCTGGTCGGTTGAAAAGTTCAAGGGTCTCCTTTTCCAGATCGAACGCGACATGAACGCAATCGGTCACGAGACTCGTCGCGGGAAGGGTAACATCCTCATCTGCTCTGCTGACGTTGCTTCGGCACTGTCTATGGCAGGTGTTCTGGATTACACCCCTGCTCTCTCGGGTAATAGCAACCTGCTTCCCGATGACAACAGCAGCACCCTGGCTGGTACGCTGAACGGACGCATCAAGGTCTACGTTGACCCCTATTCCGCTAACGTTTCTGACCGTCACTTCTATGTGGCTGGTTACAAAGGTTCTAGCGCCTACGATGCTGGTCTGTTCTACTGCCCCTATGTGCCCCTCCAAATGGTTCGCGCCGTTGGACAGGATACATTCCAGCCCAAGATCGGCTTCAAGACCCGCTACGGCATGGTTGCGAACCCGTTTGCAGAAGGAACAACGCAGGGGAGCGGTGCTCTTAATGCTAACGCTAACCGTTACTATCGTCGTGTGCTGGTTGATAACCTCATGTGATCGATTGCTCACAAACGAGTCTTCTTGGGGTCCTTCGGGACCCCTTTTTTGTTAAATAGTAATTATACTATGGTGACCCATGCCGAGAGGAATCATGCTGAAACCAGAAATTCAGGCTAGGATCTACAAGTTGAAGACTGCTCTGTTTGAAGGAGAACATAAAGATAAAGGTGCTGAATGGCACGACGGTGCCCATGCCGCCTACAATGCAGTCCTAGATATTTTGAACGAGTACCGCCAATGAAAAAGGATCTAGATTTCATTGATGAAATGCTTCCCGAGTTGCAAGCAGCAACCTTACGGATGAAGACAGACATCCTCATGCAAGAACCATGCCCAGTGTACGAGGGGGATGATACTGATTGGGCAGACTTCTGGTACGGGGAAGACATAGCATGAAATGGAACTGGGGTAATGATGTAGAGATCCCAGAAAGGATCACAGAAGAACGTGTGCAGGAGATGATTGATGATGCCATACGAAAGCACAATCGTAATGCTTCGATTATCAGTATGTGTGTTGGTTGGGTTGTTCTTGCACTTTTTGCTGAGGGTCTCCTTCGACTCATCGGAGTGATCCCGCCTGTTGTGCCATGGATCAATCCACACTTATAGAATGGATTGGAGTTGCTCTCCTCTTCTTGTTTGGTGTCACTATGATCTATCATGGTCATATGATAACCCACAGCAAGAGGGGGTATCGTAACTGCCAAAAAGAGAAAGAGGATGCCATAAATACCAGGAGAAGAATTGAAGAACTCCTGAGGAACAAGTAATGGCACTGTATGGCGTTGAGAACAACCAGGACCTGGTGGGTCTGTGGAGTAAGCAATTAGAGAATAGGAACTTCCTGTCACCTATTGGGTTCAAGATGCTGTTAGAACAGTTCCCCAAGGTGCCTTACTTCTCACAGTCTGCCAACATCCCTGGCATAGGACTGAACACAATCGAGCAACCTACTATGCTAGGTCGCCCTGTACCTTGGGACGCTCATGGTTTGAACTACGAACCGTTCACACTGACGTTCCTGGTAGATGAAGA